CGGCTGCAATATCTCGTGCCAGTTACGCTGCAACGGGTGTGTCTGAAGAGCAAGTCAATGACATGCGTCCGCTTCTTCCGTATTACATGGAGGGAAGTCAGTTGATGTCTTTGGCAAAGCCAAAGGACGGTAAGTGGGAACACGCGGATCTTAGTTACATGCTGCCGTATGACTTTGCATATGCTCCCGCCCGTCGCGCCATGCAGATATACTCTCAAAAAGGTAGCCTAGGTGCCGGAGAAGTGGAGCAGATCACTGCTAGCTTGTGGGGCGCTTTCAGTTCATTCATGGAGCCATTCGCCAGTGAATCTTTGATTGCAGAAAGAATCCAAGATGCCCTACCTAGTGAGTATTTTGGTCGAGGTGGAGAGACAGCCACAGGTTCTCCTATCTGGTCTGACGTGAATGACACTGGAACAAAGATAGAAAAAAGCTTCCGGCACATACTTGGTGGATTCACGCCGGGTATTGTAGAGATGCTTGCTCGTCCGACTGCACAAAAAATAGAGCCTGGAAGAATTACCTCTGCTGTTACCGGTGCTCCAACCCGCACTGGTCGTGAGTACAATATTCATGAGGAAGCATTCAGTGCAGCGACTGGAGTCCGTAAGCTAGAACTCGATGTCAGTAAATCTCTCAGCTATCGAGGCTATGAGTTTACCGAGTTACGATCACAGGCTCTTAGTGACTTTTCACGCATAGCTAAATCAAATGATTCTACAGAACAGGACGTTCTTGATGCGTATCGCGCAGCAAACAGAGATGCTTTCAGAGCGCAAAGACAAATGTATGGATTCATCAAGGCAGCAAAAGCGGCAGGGTTGAGTCAGCCTGAAATAGTCACTGCTTTGAAAAGAGATTCGAATCTCGGAACACAAGAACTTGGCTTACTGCTGCAAGGGCGATTCCGTCCAGTAGCCATCAGTGATAAAGTTCTTCGTGACGTATACATGGAGACGGCTGTCAAAGATGAACCCAGAGCCATTTCTATGTTGCCGGCACAGAGTCTTGGACAAATTTATTCAGAGCTTGCGGGTGCTAGTCTTGAGGCAGAGAGTCCAGATCAACCCCCGGAGTCAGAGGCTCCTGTCTCAATCGATCTTACACAAGCTACGCCAATTGACCTATCGACAGCGGTCAGTACAACTAACGTGTCGGCTCCAACAAACATAGCTCCGGCAGCAGGCACAACTCCAGTGACCAGCAGTCCACAAACCCGTCAAGCACTGGCAGGTCTTAACCCACGAACGCAGCAAATAGCAGCAATGACAGCACCGAGGAACCCATGAACCTAGATCAACTGCAAAAAGAGTTAGCAGCCGACGAAGGATGCAAGCTGGAAATCTATCTAGACCATTTAGGCTACCCTACCGTCGGGATTGGGCACCTTATTCACGAAGATGACGACTTGCACGGCCTGGAAGTAGGCTCTGAGGTCTCTCAGGAGCTTGTCGATGAACTATTCCACGACGATGTGCAACGAACTCTACGAGATTGCGAAATATTGTACCGTAATTTCAATGACTTACCGGAAGAAGCACAATTGATCATCGCGAACATGTGCTTTCAATTAGGACGACCTCGCCTATCTGGCTTCAAAAAAATGAAGGCAGCAGTTGATTCGAGGGACTTCCGCGAGGCCAGCGTCCAGATGCTCGATTCGAAGTGGGCTAAACAGACTCCGAATCGGGCGAATCGTTTGGCTGATCGGATGGCGGCGTTGGGTGATACATAAGGTAGAACATACCGCAGTCCTTGCAGTGTAGATTCGAGACGATGAAGTAATCCTCGGTGTCTTCAGTGTCGTGATCTCCTCCCCAGATCACGACACCACCACATCCAAAACAGTTTAGCTGCATCACTTCTTTGTCTTTTTGTTCTTGCTGCCCTTGGGTCTGCCGCGTTTCTTCGGGGCAGCTTTCTTGGGTGCAGCCTTCTTCTTAACTGGTGCTTTGCCCCCGACCCACGCTTCATTGAAGGTCGGCGTTTTCTTGTCGTCTGCGACTAGCCGTCCGTTGATGTCTCTGGCCCGTTCCGGCTCCTTGGCAAGTGACGGAAAGAACAGCTTAAAAATACTCTTGATCATGTTTTACTCCTCGTTTTTTCAAGATCAACAGGTACAAAATCAAACTCCATACATCTGGCGGACCAGCCTGCAAAGTCTCCACTTAGCATCTTTTCTTCCATCCGCTCGATAAACTCCTCTGGTTTAGGACACTCATCAACAACGAAAAGTTCGCCCCTGAATGAACCATCAAACATAACAAAGGCAATAACCAGTACGTTCAGGATCACCCAACCTCTCCCCAGTTAGCTCCAAGCTCCACATCAACATCGAAAGGAACTCTCAATCCTTTCACGCAAGTTGACATAATTTCACTGATCCGAGCAGCCTGTTCATCAGAGTTCACATTAAAACACAACTCGTCGTGAACCGTGAGAATTGGTGTAAAACCTTCGGCGTAACAATCGATCATTGCCTTCTTGGTTTGATCGGCACTCGAACCTTGAATCAGTTTGTTCAGCGCCTTGTATGTAAAAGCCGGACGGATAGCACCGCGCCCACCATACTCTTTGGCCGCTTCTTCCAACGGCAGCGCCTTGTTGAAGCCATACATCTTTGGCTCCCACATGTTGAATCGACACTTCCGGCCCAGTGCTGTGCGTATGAATCCGTTCTTCTCTGCTCGATGCATAGCCAAGTCTGCCATGCCCTTCACGAACGGAACTTTCTCATGATACTTGCGGAGCAACTGCGTAGCCTCGTGCTCCTCGATATCCAAGACACCTGCCAGCTTCTTCTTGCCCATGCCGTACATGATCCCAAGGTTCACCGTCTTGGCTTCCTTGCGGCTGACGCCAGCTATGTCGGCTACCTTTTGGTGGAAGTCTGCGTCCCCGTCGTGATACTCTTGTATCACCTCCTGGATCATGGGATGCGGGTTAGATCGGGACGCACAATAGTGGGCCAGCCACCTCGGCTCTTGCGAAGCGTAGTCAAACGATCCCCACTGGTAACCCTCCTCCGGTATGAAGAGGCCACGTATCATCTTTTTTATTTCTGGGTCACGCGCCGGGATCTGCTGGAGATTCGGATTGGACGAAGAAAATCGTCCGGTAACTGTGCCCCCTTCATCTGAACGAAGAGGGTGAAAATCACAATGGATACGACCATTATGCGAATGCTCAAGTATCGTTTCAATAAATGTCGTGTTGGCTTTGTTAAACTCGCGAAGACGTACAATCTTCTGCGCGACAGGGTGCTCGTGATTCGCAAGAAAAGCCTTTGTAAAGGCGGGAGCATTAGATTTTTCTGTCCTCTCGTATTTGATCCCGAGCGCGTCGAACGCCTTTGCTATAGATGTGGCAACCCACGGCTCCACAAAGACGCCAGTCTCTACCTTTATTTCTTTAAGTAACGTGTCCTCTCGGAACTTGAGTTCCTTTCGAAGCTGCTCTGCTCTATCAATATCTACACGAACACCAGCCTGTTTCATATCCAACAGCAGTGGAGTCAGCGAGGACTCCAACTCAAAGATGCCTGTGCACTCATCTTCACGAAGCTCCTGCTCCAGACGATCCCACAAACGCAAGGTTACAGCAGCATCTTGCTCGGCATACGGACCAACGAACTGACTAGGCAGTCGCCACATCTCAGACTTTGGATCCACGGCAAAATACTCAGCCGCCTGCCGCAGCAGCTTTTCATTCTTAGACTCGCCGAGATAGTCACGAGCCAAGGAGTTCAGGTTGTAGAACCTGCGGTTCTCGTTCAACAGAGGCGCCGCCACCATCGTATCAATGACTCTGCCCTGAACCTCTATGCCTGACCAACGCAGCCAGCCCAGATCGTACAGCGCGTTGTGCATAACCTTGTCTATCTTTGGAGTGGCTAGCTGTTTCTTGAGCCAGGTGACAACTTTCTTCTCTGGTATGTTACCCCCGCCGTCATGACGCACAGGGTAGTAGCCAACAAAGTCTCCGGCAGCGACGGCGTAGCCGATCACATACCCATCGTCCCTACACCACCCCGGACCCAATCGAGTCAGATTCGGATCCCGAGTCTCAAGGTCGATGGATATCCTGTCGTGCTTTGTCAGGTCAGGAAAGATAGACGGCGGTGACCACGAGCCTTCAACACTGGAGGCTGCGACACGCTTCAGTTCTTCCGCGTCTAGTATGTCAAACTGATGTTTCTTGCTCATCGTTCGAAATCTCTCCCCCGAGTGCGGCGTATCCAATAATGTCTACCCACGAATCGTCCTTGTGCATATCCTCGGCAAGACGTGCCAGCTTCAAACCAATCATCATCGCCGTCACTTCTGTCGGCGTGATCTGTTTCAGCAGCTTCGCACGGAGCAGCACGTTCCAGATCGTGGCGATTCGCTCGTGGTTCAACAGCGCCGGACCATAATCATCGGCCCTCGGACCGTTGATTAGTTCTTCTGCCTGGCGCAGGAAGTGCTCTCTGTTTTTACCCATCTCTTCCTCTTCTATTTCATCGCCCAAGAGCATCCGCATCGTCGGCTCTAGCTTTTCAAACAGTTGTTTTCTGGGAATGCTCATATCTCGTACCTTATCTTGCCAGACTCCACGATGTGTAAATTTTTGCGCGCCCGAGTTGCACCCACATAAAACACCCGCGCCTCATCATCCGGATCGTTTGTCTCGCATGCCTTGGTCGTCTCTGTCAGGAGCAGGACGTTGTCTGCCTCACCGCCCTTGGCCTTGTGTATCGTTGACAGACGTATCCGTGGCTTTGCATCACCAAGAA